GCAGCGTCAGAGGTGTATAAGGGACAGCGACTTAGTTAACCTATTCTTAGTAGTAGGGGTGGCGGTATTAGCTGCTATCACAGTCATTAATCTTATTCTTAAACTTTTAAATAAATAAATCATTAAATCATTAAAAAAAAAAGAAAATATGGAAGTGGATTTATTTGGAAACGAAATTATAAAAGACGTATTACTTAGGGATAAGTATGTTGAGCCACCTTTTACACGATTAGATGCTGTGAGTGGCAGTTGGCAAAAGCGTAAAAACCTATGGAAACAAAAAGGGATTAAAAGTGAAATAGGCAGGGATGAAAATGCACTAAAATACAGTTCAATGATAAATGGTAAATCAGAAAGCTATACAGGGACATCAATATTTGACCCTGTATTATGTGAGTTAATGTATAAATGGTTTTGCCCTGAGGGTGGCACAATATTAGACCCATTTGCTGGTGGTTCTGTTCGTGGAATAGTTGCAAATTATTTGGGTTATAAATATAGCGGAATTGATATAAGACAAGAACAAATAGATAGTAACCGAGAACAAGCGATGGATATTTTGCCAATAGAAAATCAACCGCAATGGTATGTGGGTGATAGTGATATGTTATTAAATGATAAATGGAACTTTGATTTTGATATTATTTTTAGTTGCCCACCTTATATGGATTTGGAAGTTTACAGCGATAGACCCGATGACCTAAGCACCTTAAATGATGCTGATTTTACTTTAAAGTATGATAGTATAATTAAAAAAAGTTGCGACAAACTTAAAAAAGATGGATTTGCTATTTTTGTTGTTGGCGATGTAAGAGATAAAAAGACTGGATATTATAAAGACCTTATTACAATTACTAAAATGGCTTTTTATAAGGCAGGATTGAAACTTTACAATGAAGCTATTCTTTTAGAGAATGGATTAAACACCGCAGCAATGAGAGCCGATAAACAATTTACAGCAGGCAAAAAACTTGTAAAGGTGCATCAAAACGTATTGATATTTAAAAAGCCATAAGATGATAACAATAGAGCAACACAAAGGAGTAAACGTATTAAGAGATGATTTACTTACAGGAGGCACAAAGTCAATTTTAATGCCATTAATTATTGGCGATGATTTGGAGTATGTTTATGCTTCGCCTGTTTACGGTGGCTTTCAAATAGCATTATCCGCTTACTGCCAAAGCGTAAATAAAAAAGCTACTATATTTTGTGCAAAACGAAAAGAGATGCACCCAAACACGCTAAAATGTATTGAGTATGGTGCAAAGGTTGTTGAAGTACCTTATGGTTATTTGACAGTAGTAGAAAAACACGCTAAAGATTACTGCTTACTTACTGGAGCTAAAAAGTTGGTATTTGGTGCAAAGACAATGGAAAATAAAATACTGATAGGAAACAGAATGCGACAAGTAATACAGCAACTTGGCAAAGAGCCTGAAGAGATTTGGTGTGCTATTGGTAGCGGAACTTTGGTTGATAGTATTTTATTGGCTACTGAAACCGCTAAAATATACGGTGTTCAAGTTGGTGCTGAATATACTGGAAAACACGAAAGATTAACGGTTTTAAAATATCCAAAGTCTTTTGATAAGCTGAGTAAGTTTGTCGCTGGTTTTCCATCAATGCCAAATTATGACTTAAAAGCGTTTGAGTTATGTATTAAGCACAAGCAGTCAAACGATGTCTTATTTTGGAATGTCCTTTAATCATTAAATCATTTGAGGGTGGGCAAAAAAAAATTAAAACAAATTGCGTATAACTCATTACTAACCGCTATTAGTATCGCTTATCCACCCATTCACCCCAAAATACCTATCATTCACCGCATTATTTAAAATCGTAACATATCAGATTATATATTTGTGTCAGAATTAAAAAAAACAATAAAATGAATACGGAATTAATATTTAAAGGAATAACAACATCTGAATTAATATCTTATAAAGTAGCTGGCGATAATTCAAAAGAATTAAAAGCAGAACTTGAAAGAAGAATATCTATCGAAATCGAAAGCAGAAAAGGAAAAACAAATAATACTGAATTAGATGCAAGATACAATGGATAAAATACAATACATAGGCTACTCAAATGGGGTAGCCTATCCACTTTATAACGTGCGATTAGATGATAATATTGGTTTATGCAATGTAGAAGGATGCACGTTAGCTGTTTGGTGTACATTCGATAAAATAATTAAAAAATGAAAAAACATCAACAATACAACGACTTTATTAACCTGCTTTTAGTAGTAGGCGTGGTGGTATCAGCTGCTATCACAGTCATTAATCTTATTCTTAATTTTTAAAAAACAAATAAAACAAAATGAAACAACTATTTTCAACAAACAGAAAAGCTCGAAGAGCACATTTAAACAGAACTAAGCACCACAATGCTAAGAATCCATACACTCAAATTGTAGATTTGGGTAATGGAACACACAAAGTTATTAGACACATGCCTAAGCCATCATCAGGTATTTACTCACCAAAAACCAACAAATAAACATGAACATCGAAATCCAAAAAACAGTTACGGAATCTGTACAAGTAAAATTCCCAATGTATGTAGAAACTAATTTTGGCTATATTAAATGGGCGCTATTGTCTGAAAAGAAATGTATTTGCGTTTCCAATTGGGGAGATAATGAGCAAAAAACAGTAGATACATCAAGACTAACTGAATCAGCATTTCGCACTGATTACAAAGAAATCACTGAAAAAGAATTTTGCGACTTCTACAAAAAAACAGCATGTGAAATATACGACAATTGCGAATCATTTTTAGATAGCATTGATGAAAGAAATCATGAAGCTGGAGTTTCATTTGAAGACCCTGCAATGGATGAAATTGAGAACGAAAGAAGAATGGCATAACTATGGAAGAACGTATATTAAATGCAGTATCGCTAACCGAATTGATAGCACTTCGTAAAGAGGTGTTATCAACAAGGTACAGCGACCAGGATAGCGAATATTTTATTCAGCTAATTGATGAACAAATCGAAAATTTTAAATAAAAATAAATCATGAAACAAAACAAATTAATTACAACTGCTGAATTATATGAAGATAATTTAGAGTTAGCATTTAAAAATGACCAATTTAATGCACTGGCAAATATGCAACCTAAAAAAGAATGGGTGCGAATAAACAAGTATGCAAATAATTCACCTTATATGCCTATCGGTATTGTAGAAACATTAATGCAAAAAGTATTTAAAAAGTTCAAAGTTGAAGTACTTAATACATCAACAATGTTCAATGCTGTTTGTGTTACTGTAAGAGTTCATTATTGGAACGGTGTAGACGATACATGGAGTTTCCATGATGGGGTAGGTGCAATGCAAATACAAACCAAATCGGGTGCTTCACCTGCTGACCTACAAAGTATAAATAACAATGCTGTTATGATGGCTTTACCTGCTGCTAAAAGCTATGCAATTAAAGATGCTTGTGAGCATATAGGGGCGTTATTTGGAAGGGATTTAAGCAGAAAAGATGTATTAGTATTTGAAACCGATAAAAGTATTGATGCTGTTAACGACCGTAAAGAAATGCAACGCATTACAGACTTCATAGCCGATGCCAAAACACCTGAATTACTTGTTACCGTTTATGACAGCGTTCAACATTACGGTTTGGTAAAGATTTATGAAGCGAAACTTAGCGAATTGAAAGGAGGGCAAAATGGATAAACTACTTTTCAGATGCCACAATGCAGGGGCATTATTAACCGAACCTAAACTCAAATCAGAAGCGGGTCAACTTAGCCAAACCGCTAAAACGATGATAGAGGCAATGTGGTTAAAAAACACATACGGTTACCGTGAAATCGTTACCACTGATGCCATGACTAAAGGATTAAGACTTGAGCAGGAATCAATGGCATTAGCGCAACAAGTTTTAGGCGGTGCATTTCGATCCAAAAATCGTGAAACTTTTAAAAATGACTTCATCATAGGAACGCCCGATATTATCCTTAGCGATTATGTTGAAGATATTAAAACGTGTTACAACCTTAGAACGTTTTTTGAAGCTGAACCGACAAAGTTATACCTTACACAAGCGCAATGCTATATGGCTTTAACTGGGCGTAAATCATATCGGTTAATATATTGCCTTGTGCCAAATACTGATGAGGCTATAATTAAGGAGTGTGAACGTGTAGCGTGGCAATATGGGCGTGATTATGAGAATGCTGATTATATAGACCACTGTACACAAATCAAGCTAAATAACGACTGTATTAAGTCAATACCACCGATGCAACGTGTAAAGATATTTGAGTTTAGCTATGATGAATCTGTAATGGATATGCTTTATAAGAAGGTTGAACTTGGGAGGGAGTATTATTTAACGCTTAAATTGTAGTATCAAAATGAACAAAGTTTACTTAATGGATTGTATGGAAGGAATGCGGGGTACGCCTGATGGGTATTATGATTTGGCGGTGGTTGACCCACCGTATGGGATTGGAATGGATGGTGGAAATGTTGGCTATAAAGGATTTAATAATTTCACAAAAAAAGATTGGGATAAAGAAACG